AGTTACAGTTTGAGTAGTACCAGAATCAGCAGCAATATCAAATGTGGTTGACACAGCACCAACAGCGGTATCGACATAAGCAGTTGTCGCAACAGCAGTTGAATTATCACCTTGAGTTGCTGTGGTAGCGGAAGCGCCTGAACCTAGAGCAACGGTACCGGTAAAAGTCTTGTTACCAGAAATAGTTTGCGTTCCACTTAAAGTAGTAAACGCACCAGAACCACCAATAGAAATTACAGTATTTGCATCACCATTCAAATCCGTACCGGTGCCATAGTAGAGAACATTATCTACTTCGTTAAATGCAAGCTCTGCATTCTTCAGGGTAGTGGGTGCGCCGGTACCCCCAGTTGCCCTTCTTTTAATTCTGAGTACGTTACTCATTAGAAATTACCTCCATTAAATGTCGCACCGGTTAGTGGATGCGAATGATCTGCTCTTGCTGCAAGAAGACTTGTGCCAGCAGATCCAGTATTAGATAACTGAGCCGGAATTGCATCGCTTAGATTGACATAAACCGGAAGGTTTGCAGTTGCACTTGCAGACTGAATGACCGTAGCCTGCTCATTAGAATACGTAAGAACTGTGACATCTGTTGCACCAACTGTGAGAACTGTAGATTCCCCAACTGTTACTGTAACCGTTGTTACTTCTGCCGCCATTATTAACCGCCTGATACAACAGCGTCACCAAACATTAAAGTTGTGACAACGCTATCCGCTGTCTCTTCCAAGTCATAATAATATTTACCTGTCTTCAATCCTCTAGTTTGAGTACTTGATAAAGTTAAAGCAATAATGCCATTTGCAGCATCACTAGTATCAATATCAAATGTAGCAACAACCTCGGTTGAAGCAGAAGAATCTTTTAGTTGTGCAACATACGATCTTGCAGAAACATTTATTGCAGAACTATTTGAATCTTGAAGCGTAACAGAGTGAGTATAAGTATCACCCTTGTAAATATTAATGTCTCTTCTTGCAGCCATTACAAACCTCTAAATTAAGTTTATCAGCAATCACCCTATAGCATAAACAGCGACAGTGCTAGATGCAGTTACAACCTCAATAGTGTTGTAATCACCAGCAATCTCAACGTAATTATGAACATGAGATTGAGCATCAGGAAGCAAAACAGAATGCTTACCATTTAATTTAACTTCAATCCAGTGGTTAGTGTCCTTGTTTACAACGTAAATAGCATAAGTGTGATGACTTATGGTTTGTACACCATCAGCATCAGTCAACTCTGTATTTGAGTACACAATATGTCCGTCAATCATTATTTCCTCCATTATCTTGGTTCTCTCCACGCTCAGCCTGATCACCACTGTCTCTAGGATCAGTGGAGCCTTCTGGCGTGTCCGCTCTGGCCCTTCTAGGCACTGCGGAAGCATTATTATCATTCCCCTCTGGAGCACCGGGACCATTGCTGCCCTGCTCCTTCTTCAACTTAGTTGGGAATGGTAGAACTTCGTCACCATCTGTTCTTTCAGGTAGACCAAGTTCATTACGAACTTCATTCGGACTAACAACTTCAGTGCGAAGATATCTATCGTAAATTCTTGATTGAATGTCCTCGTCAATAAGATCAATCCTGTTGAACTTAATAGTTACTAGATCCGTGAACTCAGAAATAAGTCGGTTAATCTTTTTCTCAACAACAGATTGATCCGGCCCAATAACCTGAGTCTTGAACGTCTTGTCAGCATCTCTAGAAACCGCAAGGTTAGCATTGTCATAGACACCTACCTTCGGGGCGGGAACCCTGTTAGCAACAAGAATCTCGTCCCTGTTTGACTTGCGGTACTTGTCAAACGAGGCATCCTGAATACCGGCCTCAAGCTTCTCAAACTTGATATCACTATCTCCACCAAGAGAAGCCGGAAGAGGCACAATAAGAGTACCGTGGTTTCTTCCTTTAACTTCCTGACGGAAATAGTTAACAAGTTCTTGCTTTGAGCGCTGGCTTAGTTTTGCACCTTTGACAATAATTGCGTAGCGAGGGATAGCTTTGTTTTCGAAGTAATCAATGTTGTACTCTTTGGCAAACTTATCTCCTACAATTGCAGCAGCCGCAGAAACAGATGACGGGATGCCATAATAAGTATTGTTTGGTGAGTACGTCTTGAAGTGAATTACTTCGTTTGGATTTGGATCTGAGTTAATCGGATCTTCCATCTCGGTGTCTTGAAAGTTTCTAAAGAACACCGCTTGAATCTTGTTGCTTTTAGCGATCTGTACATAGCCGTCACGATGACGGCGAACTCTCATAAGAGTTGCTGGAATATGACCAATATATCCAATCTGACCAGAGTTGTTTCTACCGATCTCAAGATAGCCGTTGCCGGTAGTAAGAACATCAAGCCACACACGGGTCATGGTCTCAATAAATGTTTCTTCTTCATTAAAGTCTTCAAACTTTGTTTCAAGATCCTGACGAGCATCTTGAATAGCCTTCCTGACTCTAGCCAGCCTGTCAGCATTGCCTTGAGCTTTCTCAAGCCTTCTTCTAGACTTTAAAGTCTCTGGGAACGAATACCCAAGACCAACAGTGTTCATAACTCTTGCATTAATAGCAGCATTATGAATTGCACTAGAATCATAAAGTTCAGCGAGGGTATCTAGATCATAGGGAGGAGTAACAACGTCATAAAGCGAATAGCCATCAAGTTCTTCTGGATCAATATACTTTGTGCTTACATCATCAACACCTTCATACTTCTTAGCAAGACGAGTAGCCCTCCTCTTCATTCGAGAAGAAAGAGAAGAATACTTAACCTTCTTAAAAGGATCATCAGTGACTTTCTTAGTTACAACTTGAGAGTAACTAATATCATCAAGAAAAACTTCCTGATTCTCTTCTTCTTCAATATGACTCATATTTGACCTCATCGACCTCTCCTGTTCAATTCCTTTCTGACAGCCGCCTCAATAACGTCTTCATAAGGATCTGGATTCAAACCCTGCTCAAATCTTTCTTTTTGATCATCTTGCTCAGAAGCAGTAACCTTTCTAGCCCCACCTACCCAAGTCGTGTAACCCTCATCGCTACCAGTCCAATACTTAGCAGCCTGAGCGACCTGTCTTTCAACTTCTTTGTCATTCATAACGCCTTCTGCACAAAGAACGCCGTCACCGTCAGAAAGCGGCTTTCCGTTCGGCATGATCCAAATACAAACACCGAACGCTCTTTCAGGGACATAAAGGTCCTTCTTCTTCACATAATCATCAATCATCTCAGATATCATACACCACTTGAGGTAAAAAAGCACAGGTAAACAGCGAAAAGCGTACCACTTGGGTACGCTTTCCACCATTTGCTCGGGGGGCAGGGTTCGAACCTGCGACCAATTGATTAACAGTCAACCGCTCTGCCTACTGAGCTACCCCCGAATAGGAATTCCATTATCATCAAATTCGCAGTTAGGACCATCATATAACTCAAACAGAACTTTTGGAGATTGCTTACAATACCCGCAGGTTCCGCCTCCAATCATTGCAGAATGCGCTTGAATCGGCCAGTCCCGGCAGCATCTTAATATGATAATAGAATTCATATTCATATTAGATCACCTAATCGGGCAGGCTCCACCTTCGCACTCAAGGTCTTCAAGTGAATACTCATTAATCTGATCTACAAAAGTGACATTCTTAATCTTAGACTTCATCTTTTCGTAAGAATCCATATCAATTTCTTCATAAGGAGCAAGAGCAAAACCGTGATCACTATGAAGCAAGAACGAAACAGACTTCAGCTTGTTCTTGTAGTTCTTCTTCATCCACTCCTGAATTTCAGGCAACTCTTCCTTACGGTAGTAAACTGTTACAGAAACATTGTTATCAGCCCATTCAGATTGAGCTTTAACAACCCACTCCAACTGCTGTACCGCAGTCAAATCCTTAGCGAGAGTTGCGTGCTCCGGTGTCTCGCAAGGGAAAGAAACGACACAAACCGTGTGATTCTCCTTGCCATCAAGACCAACATCATACTGAACATCGTAGCCCTTGTCACGACAGTAGTTCACCAATGGATCAGCGCTGCCCATACGAACACGGCGGATGTAATACTGAGAATAAGCGGGGTGAATACCCGGCGTTACACCAGCAAGCAGACTAAGGGTTCCTGATGGCTTAACCGTAGTCAACTTAATTGAAGCATTAATGCCCTGGCCTTCTGACCATTCCTTGTCAAAGGCACGCAGTTGCTCATAGCACTCACCAATCCAAGACAGTTGCTCTTCAGTAGCCTGAAGCCAGCCAGTAACGCCCTGACCAAGACGGCGGTTTCTGGTAATTACAGCCTGCGACTTAGCATAAGGATAGTCTAGAGTTGTAATTGCCTTCTGCGTCTTGTACAACAGGCGGCTAAGATCAAATAACTCTTCTTTGCTTTCAATGTTAGGCAAAAAGATTTCAGCAAGGTTACAAGGCTCGCCATCCTCAAGTCCAATCTCACCACAAGGGTTGGTGCCGATTACATTCTTGTCATTGATCTTTTCGCCCAGACGACCAGTCTTGCGAATAAGGTCACGATTAATAAGTCCGTAAGGCTCACCTGTGCCATCATATCCCTTCCAGAATTCATCAATAATCTCATCATATGAATCAGCAAAAATAGAGTTGTTAGAGTTGCCACGCCATGCAGGAATATCACCCTTACCCCAGTTCTTTGCACGAAGATACAAAAAGTCGTCGGGATCACCAATAGCAATCTGAGCCGAACGACGAGCAGAACCTGCTACAACAATCTTTCCGATAATGTTACAGATATCAAGAGCGTCTACAGAGCGAAGTTTCTTACCGACTCTGGCTTCAAGAATCTTTTGAATATCAGCAATGCCCTCAATCAAAAT